CATGTCTTAGAGGAATAGCATCTATATTTGAAGATATCCAATATGATATGCGTATCATTGCAGATAGATTAGATACTGACACTAAAGGAGTGTATATAAGACAAGCAGATACTGTAGCTAACAACCCTGCAAACATTGCACAACATGCAATGAAAATGGAAGCTCTTAAGAGCTCAGGGCAATTAGATCAAATTAACGGAGAACTTGCAAATCCTACAAATTGGGTAAATGTAAATCCTACTACCTATGCATCTGTGCAATCAGCAGGCGCACCCATTGGCGGGTATCTAGGCGGAGTAGGAACAACACAGAACAAACCCACAGGTTACGCAGGAAAAGAAGTTGTTACAACTCCAGAAGGAACTATTGTTTCCCTTCCTGATGCACCGTTTAGTGCTTTTTCAGTTAAAACAGGAAGTGCTACTGGCAAAGTTAAATATGGCAATGCTGGTTCTTTTAGGTCTTTGCCTATACAACAAGAACTATACAGTATTATAGAAGGTGCAGCAGCAACAGCAAAGGTTGATGTTTTAATTACTAGTGGCGGCCAAGTTCCAAAAAATCAAGGCGGAATTAACCGTAAAAATAGAACAGGATCAAACAGACACGACAAAGGCTATGGCGCCGATGTAGTACTTTACTTAGACAAGATGGGCGGCAAAGAATTATATGCAACTAATAAAGACGACCTTGAAATAATGTTGAATTTTGTTCAGGCTTGTGCAAATGCAGGTTGTACTGGAATTGGAATAGGTCGAGGATATATGAATAATAGAGATATACATGTTGATATTGCTTGGAAGGGGCAACAAGCTGGAAAAATTACAGGAATTCTTTCAAATAGATATTGGGGCGGAGGCGACTCAGAAGGCCTCCCAACTAAAACAGATTATGCTCCGCTATACCTAGCAGACATAATGAAAACAAGGGACAACATAGGCTAATGTCAGATCCGTATAAGCATTTAGATTTAACACCAGAATATAATCGTATTATTACTGCTACTACTAATATTAGAGATGAAATTAGATTAGTGCGTAAACGTGCAGAAAACCCAGATACAGGATTAGTTTCCAGTTGGGTAATGAATGATTTAGAAAAAGCACAGTTAGCAGTTTCATTAAGCGGCGCAAGTGGAAACAAAGCTGAAGAAGTAAGAAAACTAATAGAAACACCTGAGCCTTTGAACGGAGGTATAGGCAATCCTGCGGAAATTTCAGGTGAAGATGGTGTGCTTGGCGATGTTGAAAAACAAAGAGAATATTATCTTGAAGCACTTGGACTTGAAATAGATCCTGAAGAAACAAGAGCTTTATTACGAATAGACGGCAAATTCTATTGGGAAGCAGATGGCGGCGTATCTGAAGACGAAGGAGAAGTAGGACCTATTAAGCAAAATACTCCTTATGCTCTAGGAGAGTATCTTGGTTATAAAAGTATGGATGCTCAAATAGGATATTCTACAGCACAACCTTCAAATGCTAAAGCTGGACCAGGTAGAATTGTAGATATTGCAGACAAAACATTACCTAACAAAAGATGGGCAGCACCTAGACCAGAATACAAA